ACCCTCTGAACCTGAACCAGCAAACGCTGTGCCACTAAAATAACCTCCGCGCATTCTTTCTGTACCATCAACTAAAATTCTTCCTCCATTGTCAACAGTTCCTTTGAGTGCATAGAAACCTGCATGAGAAATGGTAATATTCCAAGAGTTTCTATAAACAATTCCACCACCATCACTATTGATTGTTCCCAAAGGAGGAATCGGTGAGATTGCAAATCTATTCATAAACTTAGACCACGACCTTGATCCATCTCTAAATTTATGAGTAACAGGCCACCACTTTTCGTTACCGCCAGAGAATCTTGTAGTCCATGTAGGATTATCTGGACATCTACCCTCGCTAATTGGTTTGGGTGAGATGGGAATAGGTGGAAGAGGTGCATCAATAGTGAATGCTGCTCCCATTGGATTTTGATTCCAGGTTCTGGGTGAGATTCTAGTGGTTTCAAGCACATCTGCTCTAATCCTAATGGCAAGCGCCATTGGATTGAGTCCCTTATTAGGTGCGTCCTGTTTATTTTTTATTTTAGTGATAGAAAGATCTGCATTCTCATCAAATCCGTTGCCAATGTTATCATCATATTCAATTGTCCTTCCATTATTTTTTATAATAGATCCTGTTCCTCTAGATGATCCAATAGTCTCTACGGGATACTCTCTTCCTGCCTCAAATATATCAGACCCAGTAATTCTTTCTTTTTCTTTATACCTGTTTCCAGACTTTCTTCTAGACAGAAGAACATAATCATTTGGCGGACGACCAATTTTAACTTTAGATCCAAAAATTCCAGATACTCTTGGATTATCATCTACTTTTAAACGAAAACTAATTTCTGCAGTCCCAGACCCATCTACCTTAAGAAAGTTTTTGTCTCCGCGTTTGACAAACTTTGCAGAGATATTAGATCCATCTTTTTGCCCATACGACTTTCTACCACTAAAACCAAAATCACCACCAGGTTTTTGATAAAGTTCTGCTCTGATTCTATACTGACCTTTCTTAAAGAATCTGGTGTAAGTACTCTTTCCAGTTGACCTGTTACTGCCTCCTATAAATCCGTCCTTCTCAATGATAACTTCATCTCCACCATCATTAACATCTCTTAATTCATTACCAATTCCCATAGCGCCAGCACCAGAGCGATTACCAATGAATAGTTTCACTTTATCATCAACTGCTATTTCAATCTGATAATTGCCATCAGCAGGGAACGTGATGTGTTCCCAGCGAATTACATGAGTTCCATCATAGTCTTCATTCTTCTTTGTGATTGTATTAAAAGGACAGATTCCATACTCATTTAAAAAAGAAGCATTGTTATAGAGATTAGTTCTCCAAAGTTTTCTATTTGCTTTGCCAATGTAATCCGTAGTATTAAAGATTTCAGTTACATTTGTTCCAGAATCTTTAGGTTTTAATGTTGGTTTTGCGTTTACTGTAAAAGTAAGATCCCAAGTGTTTCTAGTTTGCTCACCCCTAGGTCCAGTTCCGCTAATCTTTCTTCTATTAGTTGGAACAAAAATTCCTTCATCACATCTCACTTGCATATCATCATTGTCATTTACAGACCCAACGATGTCGGCAAAAATTACATTAGATCTAACGCCATTTTCTTTCTGTTTACCTTTTTTGAACGCATTTGATTTCAAAGTTCCTTGTTCTGGAACTAAGTTTAAAGTTTGATCTTTACTTGTAGGTGCTTCTACTGCTTCAAATTCTACATCTTTAGTAACATCTCCATCTTCACCCCTTCTCCTAAAAGTAACTCCACCAATTTCAACAGAATCTAATGCAACTCCGGCAGTGCTTGGATTATCATCCCACTCTAACTTGATTGTAACGTTACAATTACCTGTCGTAATTATTTGTGTACCACTTCTACTAAATTTTGCTGTCCCGTTTCGTACATTCATGATACGAATAGATGCATTCGTATCATCAGCATCACCATCTTTTAATTTAATTTTCTTACCACTATCCGTAACATCAATTCTTCCCTGATTTGCAGAATTTAAATTTGCATAGTTAATAGGAGTTCTTCTTTCATTACTACTGACGCCTGAAACATTACTTCCAACGGTAACAGTTTTGGTTTGACTACCTTTTTCATTAATTTGTTGGAAAACTTGTCCTCCTACTGTCAGTTTTCCTACTGCGAGTCCAGAGGTCTTGGAGTTATCATCCCAACTAAACTTTAAGGTAACATCACCCGAACCCTTAACTACAAGTTCTGTCCCATCTCTAGAGAATTTGGCATTAACTCCAGGAGATGATGACATAATTCTGAGTTGAGCGTTCTCATCAAAACCATTGGTAGCATCATCATCATATCTAATTCTTTTTCCACTATCAGTAACTTCTAACCCCGAAGTGGAAGAATTGCCCGTGATTACTATAGGAAATTTTGTTTCATTGTTTGGGGATGGTGATGGATTATTCCCTTTAATTGTATGCGTTGCAGTAGCAATTGCTTGCACTTTATATTGAGTGTTTGGAAAAACTCTTACTGTTTTCTTATAATCGTACTTACTACCTTTAAGTTTTTCTGGTTTAAATGTAAACGAATGATTACCATCCTCAGAAGTAAATACCATATTGATAGCAGTATTTTTCTTGCTACCTTGACCATAAACATCGAAGTTTACAGGAATTTTTTTCTTCTCGTTTGGTGTATTATTTGTTACCGTAGTAGACACATTTTCTTTCTTAGGTATATTATAAAGATCTACCTTAATTTTATGAACTCCTGCCTCAACAGTTTTTTTAATTACATTAGAAGGTAATGGATCTCCTCTAAAATGTTTTGCTTCCATGATGAGTTCATTATCAAGATACATCTTACCAATGTTATCTGCCATTCCCCTGAAGACATACTCTCCCGCATAAGGGAAATCTTCTTCCCAATCAAAGGTACACCATCTACCTGCAAAATCGCTACCAGGAACATCTGACATAGGAACAGGAGAGATTGCATAACTGTTCATGAATGATGGTTTTATTCTTTTATCATTCTTAACAGGACGCTTTACATCAAATCTATATTTAAGATCAAAAGTGCTTCTACCTCCGTTCTCATTCCTTCTTTTATTTGATGCAGTAAAAGAACCTTGAGGTGCTCTTACCTGAATATCATCATTATCATTTGCAGTTCCAACTAAATCTGCAAAGATAACTTGACCCGTTTGTTTGTTATTTCTTTCTCCAGGACGTCTACCAAACTCACCAACTAATCCCTGCTCTACACCTTTACCACTCATTTCACCTTTAGACGTAATAATATAATTGGTATTTACTTTTACCCTTTTTGTTATCTTAGTTTTCTTTCCTCTTCCTGGATTATTAGCAAGAAAATTTTTCGCAGTAAATTTAAAGAAGTGAGAACCATCTTCAGCAGCAAACATAATTGCCAGTCCACTCTCTAAATGTTTTTTAGAAGAACCAAGTTGAGTATAAACCTCAAACTCTACATCTTGATACTGGGTGTTGGGTCCTGATTTAAGTTTTTCATCACCATCCCAAGCATGATGTTGTACATCATGTTTTACTCTGTCTTTCTTATCTCCAAATGCAATATTTAAAGGAGTCTCTTTTCTAGTAGACCACCAAGGATTTCTTAATTCTTTTAAGTATTTTTGGTATCTTGCAATCTCAATACCGATGGGATCCTTTGCAAAAGTAGCGTATAAAGTTGGATCCCAGTCCCCCAAATCTTGTCCATCAGGACCTACTCTATTTCCATATCCAGTGAGATCTGGATTACCATTTCTAGGATCGAAATCATATATTTCAAAATCATCCTCATCATCATAAGTTATTAGTGTCGGAGATGTTGATACACCAATCACTGATGTAGCAACAACTCCACTTCCCCTTCTATTTGGATCAATTACACTAACTTTTGGCGGACATCTATATCCAAATCCACCAGCAGTTACTACAATATCTAAAATACCACCATCATTACCAATAATAGGGACTGCAGCTGCACCAACACCACCACACCCAGAGATAACTACAATCGGACCTCCAGTACCAACCGTTCCAATACCACTAGGACCACCACTAGGACCACTAACGGGACCATCATCGCCTGGATCACCACCGGGGTTGCTACCACCAGTTTCAGATAGATCAGGTAGTTGTGCATATGGTCCGCGAGGAAGAAAATCGTGTAGATTTGAACTATTACCAGGACTTCCAGTTCCTATTGCAACAACATCTCCAATAACTTGTGGACTTAAACCAACCACTCCCTGACAAGTTCCATCTGCAGCAGTATTACTTGGGAGAATATCCTCTGGTTTTAAATTATTAACTTCATTTATATTAAAATACTTTACTCCATCTCTTGTCTGTATGATAAAAATGGTGCCAGGGTTTTTAAATGCATAATTGTTAGCAGCAAGGATGCTAACGTTTTGCACGTAACCCCTATCAGTTGAAATATATCCAACTGTAATATCTCTTTTTTGCGTTGGTCCGAAGATATTAAACGACATTCGGTGCTATAAATTAATGTTCATCATAGTGGTATTTATCATGAAATATCAAGAGAATCTATGGCTGCTTGTCTCTCCGTTTGCTCTGCTTGAGTCAAGGGTCTATTTGTAAGTTCTGTTGTTTCTGGATCCGCAGTAGTTACTGGTTTAGGATGAACTACTGGTGGCGTGTCTCTAGTGGGTTCAACATACGGAGTGGATTCAATTACAGGTCCTTCCGCAGCATTAGCAACTCCCTTTGCAACAGACGCTTCACTTGGTAATTGTCCTGGAGCTGTTCCATCACCACCAGAGCAGAATGTGTATATATCTGATGTAGCAACACTGGGAGATAAATCACACCCAAAAACATTCAGACTAAGATTAGTAAAATTCATTGCAGCTGCCATACCACCACTAATATCTGGAATCAAATTTTTTATATCAGCAAGGGCACCTGATACTCCTGCCAACATGTTAGAAATATCTTCCATGTATGCATTCATATTATCAAGAAGATTATTATTAGCATCATCAATATCAGATTTTTTACCTGCAAAAACAGAACTTACAATGTCTTCCGAATAACAAATAGGAACTTTAGGATTTGTTTTATCATTAGGAGTTTTTCCATTATCATCCACACCATTTGATGCTCTGTCATTAGCATCTTTTTCAAGTTGATCTGGATTCAAAGCATCATTCAAGATTCCCGCTATGAGATCACACATTCCATCCATCAATTTATTATATAAACACATGCACAATTCGGTAAGAACCTCTTTCATATCAGAGAATTGATATCTCAGAGATGATGGAAGTGCCGCAACAACAGCATTCATTCCTTTATTGAGTATTTTCATCGCATATTCCATTACCTTATCCATAAGGATTTTGATATATTTTGCTATTTCGCAAGCAGCATCTCTGATTATTTTCTGTAAACTATTGATGGTGCTAGAGACAGCATCAACATAACTTTGGATTGCACAAAGATACTTATCGATTTTGTTGGTAAGGTTTTCTATTACAGTTTGAATACCTTTCAATGCAGATTGAACTAGATTATTTTGCTCATCTGGTTTCAATAAAACAATCTTTTCATCACACTTAGCAGATCTTTTTACATCCCCAGCAGTAATTTGATGGACGGATTCATTTTCAAGAGCCGCCCCTGGTGCTGGTGGAGCACCTGGTCCTGCTTCCTCATTTATACCAGAAGAATTAGGGTCATTAGTAGTAGTCGGAGTGGAATTTGCGCTACCTGATGGATGTTTTGCTGTGGTTCCCTTTCTTGCTGGTTGTTTAATTACCTTGTCTTGGTCTGGAGTAATCTCCTTTGCGTTACCTTTACTTTTTTTACCAGTAGAATATCCACTCTTCGCAATACTTCCTGCTTGAGCGTTGGTTACAGAATTGTCACCGATAATTTGAGATAGTTCTGTCTGAGAGTTGTTACCCAACACTCCCATGATGACGGGAACTTGCTGGTCCTGCCCATCAAGAAAGAAACCAAACACCATGTTCCCCTGACGGAGTTGAGATGATGCTCCACTATTTGCTTGGAATCCACCTCCCGTGACAGGATACATAATATTTGCCCAAGGCAACTGGTCTGAGGGAATCTCAGTTTCACCTTGGTCATGAAGACCAATAATTCTTACTTTATATCTCTTACCCCAACCAGGAATACTATATTTGTCCTCATAATTACCCGAGTTAATATTCTCTCTCCAAGTGGAGTCGTCAGCAATCTGACCAACCCACCATAAGAAAGATGACCCAAGAAATCCGGGATTAAATAGTGTTCCTCCTTCCATCAGTCCTCGTATACCCTACATTCGTCTGCTTCAGGTTCCATCTCACAGAAGAGTTCTAGTGCTGTGGGATCATGATGATCTCCTGCTTCAATCTCTGCTTTGTGATTGGTAGCATAAACTTCTAGCTCTTGTAGTTCACCTTCAATGTGGCGACGTTGTTGTGGCGAAGTAGTTGGATCTTCAAGGATCTTTTTATCTACTTCAATATGCTTTTCTACACTTTCCATTTTTTACTTATGTGATTTTGGTTTTCTTCCGAAGGAGTCTCTAGCTAAATTGCATTGAGTATATGTTCCTTCAGATGTAATTTGATGACAGATATCCGTTATAATATATAGCCCACCATCTTTGCGATCCACATCAGAAGTCTTTTCTTTTTTAAGTCCTGGTGAATCTATGTAAATCGCATCGCCAGCGTGCAAAGAAAAATTACCTGCAATCGTTATACTTGCTCTCGCAGAGTACATTTGATTGTACCTCATAACAGATTGATTTGCAATTTGACCATACTCAAAGTT